ACGCAGGGTCGGCCCGTCGCATCGAGGACCGTGTCGGCGTGCTTCCACGCCAGGTCGGCGAGGGTGTTCCAGTTGACCCAGCTGGGGCTGATGGCGTAGTGCTCACCGCGGGGACAGTCGCAGGTCGCGGCGAACTCCCGCAGCTCTCGGCGCTGCTGGTCGGCGGGCTTGCCCAGGGGCTCTCGACGCAGGACGGCGACGATCCGCCGGCCCGTCTCCGAGCAGGCATCGCAGCCAGCGGGCAGGCGGGACGCATCGGAGACCGTCGACCGCTTCGAGGCCATCAGTCGGATCTGGGCAGGCTTGGGGGGCGGGCCCTCCTCCTCCATCAGCCAGCGGTGGACCGAGGAGGCGACGTCGGAGTCTGAGCAGTTCTGAAGGACGCTGAACCAGACGTCAATGGTGCGCGGGTCGTCAGCGCCCTTCCGCAGGCTGCTGTAGGCCGCGCCAAGGTTGGCGAGGGCTTCCTGGATGCCGTGTCGCGTCGCCATCAGGCCAGCCCCATCATCTTCGCGTACTCGGGATCGTGCTTGGCAGTCTCGCGGATCCGCTCCATGAGCTCGGCCTGCTCGCGCTCGTAGGCTTCCCGCTTCAGCCGCCGCTCCTCTTCCCAGCGTCCCATGCTGGTCACCGGCGGCGGGACCGGGCTGGGCTTCGAGGGGGTCGACGTGTCGGGTCGTCCCTGCTCATGCCAGCGCTGCGCCCGGTCGACGCGCTGGCTCCACTTGTCCGCCTTGAAGAGCGTCGCGCAGCCCGTGTAGACCGTCTGCTGGTCGTTCTCGCCGCGGAAGTAGGCGGCATCCGGGGCGAGGTGGACCCAATCGGCCACCAGCAGGCAGGTCTCCAGGTCGTCCTCGGCAAGGCGTCCCCGGATCTTGCGGGCGTCCGCCTCGCGGAGCTTCCGAGCTCGGGGGTGGTACTGCTTCCAATGGAGCCAGACCTGCCTCGCCGGGCTCACTTCGTCAGGCTTGCCTGACAGAGAGATGTCTACGTCTACCTCTTTCTCTTTAGAGGAGCGCGCGCGTGAGGGTTCACTAGGTGTCCGTTTGCTGTCCGTTTGCTGTACGCCGCACGCCGATAGCGTAGGTTCTACCTCACCCGGAGGTGTACGCCACCAGGGGGGGGTCGTGTTCACTTGCTGTACGTCGCGGCCCCACTCGGCCAGGCGGCGCCTGAGCCGGCCCCGTGTCCAGCCCAGCGAGGTCGCGACCGTCGAGAGGCCCATCGTCTGAAGGCGTCCGACCACCAGCAGGGCCATCAGCTCGGCGTAGGCTTCCGCCTCGGTCGCCTGTCGGCCCTCGCCGATGCGGACGTCCCGCCAGGCCAGGGCGCGGGCGGTGTTTGCTTTGAACCAGGGCAGGCTCATACCTGCACCTCGGGCCAGCCGCGAGCGGCGGGCGTGTCGTGTTGCATCGTCTTTCCTGCCTGAAGCCGCCGACCTGTGCAGCCCATCCCGACCGTCGCCGAGATGGGGGGCGCAAGGCCCGCACAGGAAGATGGCAGTGTGCAGCCCCGAAGGGCTGGGGGGAGAGTAGGCCAGCGGGCCCCGCCCGTCAAGGCTCGAAGCCCGGAGCGAACTCCAGCGCCAGCAGCAGGGCCTCGGCCTCGGTCGAGACCTGGACGCCCAGGACGTCGAAGTCGCCCGCGGTGATGTCCCAGCCACCGGCGACGCCGTCGTCCTCGCCCTCGTGGAAGGTCGCGGCGAGCGTGTCGTCCTTCCACGCGGCGCGGACCAGGGCCAGCATCGCGCCCGAAGTCGTCGGGTGGACCAGGTTGGGCAGGACGACCCGCGCCCCGCCGGTCTGGACCTCCTCGACCGACCCGCCGGCGCTCCACAGGTCCACCATCGGAGGGCCGACCCACTCGCTACCCGGCGGCGTGACGTAGACGACGACCTCGTCGTCGAGCGTCCTCATCCCCTCGACCCACCGCCAGCCGCGGCAGGCGATGGCCCGCTCCCCCAGGCGCTTCAGCTTGTCGCGGTCCATCATCCAAACAGCCCGACCTGAGCATCGGGCAGTTCTGCTTCCGTCAGATTCCGAGCGGCCTGCTCGTAGTAGCTGCTCTTCAACTCGCATCCGACGAAGCGACGACCTTCCTGGAGGCTGACCACGCCCTCCGACCCGATGCCCGCGTAAGGACTCAGCACCACGTCGCCGGGGTTGCTCCACAGCTTCAAGCACCTACGGATGACCGGCAGCTGAAGCGGGCAGATGTGCCGCTCGTCCTCTTCCTCGCGGGCGCTGCGGTATTGAAGCGTGTCGCTCGGGTTGATGTCCATCCAGACGGGCGAGGCGTACCGCTGCCACAGCTCGACCGGGAACTCTTCAGGCGTGTGACTGATGGGCTCGGGATTCTCGCCGGGTTTCCGCATCGTGATCACGCGGTCAGGGATTCCCTGCCGGCTGCGGCTGCTGTCTTTCTTGATCTGCTTCCACAGCAGGCCCAGCGCCTTCGTCCGCTGCATCGCGGTAACCGGGTCCTTCCAGACGACGACCTGCGAGTGATAGACGAAGCCCTCAGCCTGAAACGCGCGGATCAGGTCGCCTCCGAAGTCTCGGATGCCGATGAATCCATCCCGCGCCTTGCTGGTCGGGATGTCCATGCAATGGAAGGACACCAGCCGCCCAGGCAACAGCACTCGATAGAGCTCCTTCACCAGGAAGGCGAAGTGCGCGAAGAACTCCGCATCATCGGCACAGTTGCCCATGTCCCGAGGGCTGCCGCTGTAGGTGTAAAGGCTGGCGAAGGGGGGCGAGAATACGCTGAAGTGAATGCTCTCGTCGGGCATTCCACGCAGCAACTCGACGCAGTCTCCGCGATAGAGGGCGAAATTCTCGCCGATGGTCTGATCGATGACGTTCATGTTCTCTCCGTTGGTTACTGGCAGCCGCCCTGGACCAGCCAGGACGGATGCTTCATGGGGGTTCGAGGGTCGTAGGGGTCCCATTGCCTGCTGGCGGAATGGACCGCCTCTCGCATGACTTCGCGGAATGCCGCCAGCGTGCGGTCGGCCATGATGGTCGCATCGCGATGCTTCCGCTCCAGGTTCCGCACGATGGCTTGCTCGGCGTAGGAGCAAATGGTGTGAACATGGACAGGGCGAGTCTGTCCAAAGCGCCAGCAACGCCGGATGGCCTGATAGGTCTGCTCGTAGCTGTTGCTGGGACCGAGAAAGACCATGTCCGCGCAATGCTGCCAGTTCATGCCGAATCCGGCGATCTTCACCTTGCTGACCAGCACACGATAGCGACCTTCAGCGAAGCCGAGAAGACGGTCGACCTTGTCTTCTGACTTGTCGGAGCCACTGACCTGGACCGCGTCAGGAATGGCCCGCGTTACCAGGTCGGCTTCGTCGTTGTATTCGGCCCAGATGAGCACGGGTCGGTCGACGCTGTTGGCAAGGTCCGCCGTCAGCTGGACCCGCTCATCTCGGGTCGCTCGTCGTAGCTTGCGCTGCTCCAACAGTCCCGAGGCGGTCTCATGGAACAGGGCGCCAGCCTGCCAGGCTTCCCGATGGTCCATCGGCAGGTCCACCAGATGCTGATGGAGAGGTGGCAGGATGTGGCTGCTGTCGTCGTAGCCCAGGTCCGACGGGCGCTTAATCACCGCGCCCCATCGGCAGACCCAGCGCCAGAACGGGTCGACCGCGTGACCCTTCAGCCTCCAGTCCTGAGTGCTTCCGCCGTCGTGGACGAAGAACTCGGCCAGCATCTCGGTGCGTGACTTGACTCCGAGCCATTCGGAATGGTTCCCGAGCTCGGTGAAGTCGTTAGGTGCTGGCGTCGCTGTGCAAGCCAGCCGATACGGCACCTCTCGGCATGACTCGATGAGCATGTTGCGGAACTTGCCCGTGAAGCTCTTCAAGATGCTGCTTTCATCCAGCACCACGCCGGCGAATTGGCTCAGGTCAAACTTGTGCAGCATCTCGTAGTTGCTGACGACGATGGGGGCGCCCGTGTCTTCTCGGACGTAGTCGCATTCGATGTCGAACTTGACCGCTTCCACCTTGGCGATCTGATGGCCGACCGCAAGCGGGGCCACGATGAGGACGCGCCCCTCGGTGCTGACATTCCTCGCCCACTCCAGCAGCATCGCGGCCTTTCCGAGGCCGGTGTCAGCGAAGATGGCTGCTCTTCCCCGAGCAAGTGCCCATCTGACCAGGTCGGACTGATAGGGGAAGAGATGACTGCGGACCTCGACGCATGGCGCCGCTGAGAACTCAGCGACCTCCTGCTTGGCTCGGATCAGCTGCTCATAGGTTGGTTTCATGGTGCTCTCCTGTTGAAACATCACCGCCGCCTCGGGTAGCCGTTGGCCTCGGCGTGCTGGTCGACGTGGCGCATGACCTCGCGCCGGATGGCCTCCCACTCGGGCGAGGCCAGCCACAACGCCAGGCAGCCGGGGCAGTCGCCGAGCTCGGCGAACTCGGCCCCGAGCAGCTGGCCAGGGTTGGCAGGTTGTCCACAGGCTGCGGACACGCCATCGCGGGACCAGTGCCACGTCGAGGGCTTGCGGGCTTTCCCGATGGTGCGGGCGGCTTCCTTCTGGCGCATGATCCACGCCTCCTTGCGTCGGCGGGCTCGAAGCCGGCCAGGTGAGAGACAGAACTGCCCGAGGGCGTCGCGGTGCTTCATAGGGCATCCAGGGTCTCGATGGTGACCTCGACGCGGGGATGGCCAACCTTCTCGGCGTAGAGGCTGCGGCACTCGACGAGGGCGACCTGCTGGTCCCCGGTGACGATGCCCGCAGCCTCGATGCTGTCGAGCACGATCTTCAGGACGTTGTCGGCGTCGGGCTTCGTTGTCCGCCACATCAGCCCCTCGGGGTCGCTCTTCCGGGTCAGGCGTTGCGGGCGGGTCTTGATGGCCTTCACGCTAACCTTGACCGGGCCGACGAGGGGCGGTCGGCCTTTCCACCACCAGACCAGAACGCGGACGGCGTAGCGCTCCCACTCGCGCGTTTTCTCCGGGGTGATGGCACGAACGCCGGCCTTCGTCCTGACGACGCGGGGGCGGCCCTTCGCGACCGGCTCGCCTGCGATCAGGACGGTGAGCGGCGTCATCGGTGCGCCTCGTCGCGGAAAGCCTGCCGCAGCGCCTCCAGCAGCTCGACCACCTCGGAGACGCTGCGCCGTGCCCACTGGATGCCGAGGGCATGACCGGAGAGCGAGGCGAGGCGCAGCACCTGCTCGGCGTGCTCAAGCTGCTCGAGGCAGCTGGCCAGGTCTTTCAAGGCCATCGCAGCGGCGACATCCTGGACGCGCTGTCGGTCGGTGGCGCTCATTGGAAAGCCCCGCCGACCCGCTGACCGATGACAACGGAGCGAGCCGCAGCCAGCGGGCGGCGGGACCAGGTCGAGGCCATCACGCGGCCTCCAGGGACTGGATGGCCAGCATCGTCAGCCAGGAAGGGTCGACCTCCAGCGGCGGGGCAAGCTGCACGACATCGAGCAGCGAGGGGATCCGGTCCCCGGTCTCCAGCTGGGACAGCTTCGCTTGCGAGAAGCCGCAGGCGCAGGCGAGCTCCTGCTGGCTAAGACCTCGGGCTCGCCGCTTTTCGCGGACGGCTGCGCCGAAGGGCGTTCTGGGTT